CAAAAGAAATTCTAACGACATAAACATTTGTTTCACCTTTAACATCAATGTCTACGTCTAATATATCATCTTTAAAAAGTTTATTCATATCAATAGAATTAAAATTCTTAACAGATGAAGCTAATCTAGAATATAATCTTCTTTGGTATCTGTTTTTACCTCGGAACTGATTCCAAGGTACATACGGATCTCCAGTTTTAGATCTGGATAATAACTGACTTCTTTTATCCTCTAATAATAAATTTTTCAATTTTAATACTTTTCTAATATTAGTGGGCTGATTAGTTACAACCAGCCCACTATAAATCATACAATATTATTCGTATACAGGATATGCTCTATCATACTGTATAGTAACAGATATCCTTCTTGCATCATTAGAATCTGCTGAATATTCTGGCTCTGATATTTCAGATATCCAACAACCTTCAAGTTTCCACGTTCTTACTACTCTACTGTAATCTGGCGGATACTCTAATAAAGTACAATCTGTCTTATATTGTGCTTGTAATCCTACTGTTTGATCTAATGGATTACCTGATCTAGCCTGCCAAGCCATTAATATATCTTTAGTTCTAGTACCAATAAAATCATAGCACTGAAGTGACCCTGAATTGAAGGACATTACACCTGCATATTTTACAGAAGTATTACCCCTTCTAACTTCTATTGGGTTTTGTGAAAAATGTGGTACTGAGAAAGAAGCAACAGAAATTCTAATGTAATCCTGTGCTTTTGGGAATGAAGTAGCTGGGCTGCCTAAAGCAGTTAACCGATTTATAAAATCACCATTAAGTACTACTTCAAAGTTATTTCCTCTTTGAATTTCGTATATTTGTTTCTCAGCAGAGAAATGATAAGCACCTTGATCTGGTCTAATTGGCATTATTTATTTCCTCTCCTTAATTATTCTTCTTCCGAAACTTCTACTTCGTTATTTTCTAACTGTATCGTTAAATCAAATACTTCTACAGAATTTATTGGCATAATCTTTAAGTTAGCTAATACCATATATGCTGGCACTGGTTCACCAGAATCTGGGTCAATATTAAATTTAGTTAGTTTATAATCACTTAATATATAGTTAGAAACCATAGTATCTAACAGCGGAGTTACTTTTGACTTGAAGTTAATCCACAGTATATCCGTATTCTGTTCGAATAATAACTGTTGAGAAGTTTCATACAATACTTTCTTAATATCTGAAACTAAGTTTCTAATATTTAAGAAGGACGTTGCTTTTGTACCTAACTTATTATTTCTTAAAGTTCTATTACCCCAGATACAATATCCATATTGTCTTATGTATGTTATCGGGTTGATTGAAACAAGAGCTTCATCAGTAGCTATACCACTTGGAACATATTGATATGAATCAGCTACATTATTAGTTAACGTGTAATTAGTATGAAGACCGCCAAAGTATGGAACTTTACCTCTAGTAACACCAGATACTGCTAACCATGGATTATAATTTCTAAGTTGTATAGCTAAACTGCTTAGGTATGCTAATGAAGCAGGCATTAAATCTGAGCTATTTGCATCAGTTGTTTCACCAGCTATAGTTGCATGTGTGCAATGATACCAAGGTGTGAACATAGCACCATGAGAAGCAACCTTATCATCTATATTCATAAAGTCTCTTCTTGCTACACTACTTACAGATAATTCATCTTCATTATATATAGTTCTATCTGGATTATCTGTATGATCTATAAGAGCAATTGCATCACCACGTTTTTGACATAAATCCATCATAGCAAAAGCTAAACCAGAAGTAGCATCTCCTGTATCGGAAGCATTTTCTGTTGCCATGCCATATTCAAATACTGGATATCCACCTGTTGTCATATATTTAATAGAGTAGTCACCCATACTATCAAATGAGTAATCAGGCGTTGTAGGATCTGTCATGAATCTTTTCTTTAAACCTGTATACATACTTTCAAGACTCATGTCGGCACCTTTATACCAAGTAGTAGTACCACCTCTAGATACATCATCTGCAGTAGCATATACAGGAGCGTCTTCTCCAGCTTTCTTATAGCTATTGCTTGGTCCATCGTAATAATACCATCCTTGTCTATATGGACTTATTACTTTTGTGGCTGTTTCATCATCATTAGTATTACCTTCAGGAATATTTCCATATAAAATCATTGCAGTATTAAAGTCACTATATAATACTTCAACTTCTTCCCAATGAGAACCACAATTCATGCATTCATAATAGACAGGAATACCTAAAGATAATAAGTATAACGCATATCTATAACCTGGGTCTCTATCTCCAGCATCAAACATTGGTGGAGTACTCTTTGAAGCTTCATAGTAAGCTTTCATAACTCTACCACCACCATCTTGTGGAGTTACATAAGATATTTGTCTATCACCAGAAACTCTATAATATGGAGCATCTGTAGTACCTATATTTTCATACCAACGATTCTCATACGGGTCTACACTAGAAACGCATACACAACCTTGTTTAGTTACAGTACCTTCTTCATCTTCTTCATCGCTATATGTTTTCCAATATCTACCATCTGTACCATACATTTCTATGTATGTATATGGTTCCCCTGTTTCAGGATTCGTATCTCTTGGTAAATCTGTATAAGAAACAGTATAACTTCCTTCAGAACCTACAGCTCTTTCAGCGATAAAATAATTTAAGTTATCAACTGGTACAAAGTCTGTTTGAGCTTCACCCGCTACAATATTTACTCTGGTAAAGTAACTTGCAAAATCAGATCCTGTATCTATGTCTACAAATGAATCTAATACTATTGGTGAATTATCTACAACTAAGTCTGAATAATTTGGAATTGCATAAGATGGAAAACCTTCAGTAGTAGCTGTAGCTTCTGGCCAATCCTGAGGAATATCAAATGTAGGACAATTACCACCATATAAGCTTACAAATTTATACTTAGATGTAACAAGAGTTGGTGTTCTAAAAAGATTCTTGTCACTTAAATCATCAGAAAAACCTGGAACGTACACAACATCATATGAAGATAATTGTTCAACATTCGAAGTATTATCTTCTTCTCTGATTATAATTCTTTCCATTAATTTTTATTCTCCATTTAATTAATCTTAATTAGAATTTAATTCTCTACTATAGGGTTTTGCTTGCCAGTTATTTTCACCACACATAGGACATGCCGCAGGCGGTATATAACCCTGGTATATAAACCCACAAGAAAGACATTCAAAATTCTTATTCTCATAAATGTCATCTATTCTTAATTCAATTTCCGCATCGCGGTGTTTTCTAACATCCCATAAATAAGCATCTCTAATTTCAATAGAAATACTTAAACAAGTTAAATTTCCTTCTATGAATCTTTCTGCAATATTAGAAGTATCTCTTATAGTAGTATCAGCAATAGATATTCTAGCAGTATGTTCTTGATCTGCTGCTGGAACATCTATTGTCATAGCAGGAAAATTAACAATATTAAATATTAAATTACGCATTAATATATCTGCTTCTTGAGCATACCTTGCATACACATCAACTTGATATCTAATAGTAATAGGTATGGCATTCATTATAGTCATTGTCTTAGTAGATGGATCATACATTCTATTTACCCCATCATAGGACAATGGACGTCTTGTAGTACCATCATTAATAATATCATATCCAAGTTCTCTATTTATAGATATAAATGGTAATTTTATTTTTGAATCAGTAGTCTTATCTGCTATTATTTCAAATAATCTTCTAGTTTCAGAAGGCCCATATATTTGTGTTTTGGAAGTTGAAGTCCAATTTTTAAATTTTTTAACTATTGCTTCATCATATAAATAAGTAGACATCTAATCTCCATTCAATGCTAATTCTTTTTCTAAATCTTCTAAATAAGAAGTCATTGGCCTTATACTTTCATTATTTAATATATTAAGCTCTTCTGATTCTACTAATTCTTTTATATCTTTTCCTCCAGATATTGATTTAAAATCATTCTCATATTGAGGCACTATCTCGCAAGTTATAGATGATGGATAAACTATTTCTGTTACCATTTTTACAACACGAAATACTCTACCTTTTCCATCATCTAAACCACTTGGTATAATAAATAAAGCTCCTTGTTGTAAACCAGGTAGATCATAATCTACATGAATAAATGAAGAATTCTCATTTAATTCTGAAACCCAACCAATTTTTCTTAAAGTTTGTTGAGTAGGATGCTCATCAAAAATACAACCTATTAATATTGGATCTTCATAGTCTGACTCGAGTTCCCGATACAAACTGTAATCTTTATTAATCTTAGGAGCTCTATATAAAACCCTTATTCCTAAGAGTTTTACCATTTCTCTAAAATATTGTCTATGTATTTTTATATCTGGAGTTAATAATTGACCATATTTCTGATGTTCCATTTAGTTCCTCAGTTTAAATCACATAGTTAGATTATTTTCATAAAGTACATATACTAGTTCTGATACATAGTTTTTAGAAGTAGCTTTTCTAAAAGCCGCTTCTGCTTTTTCTAGCTCTTCATAAGTTACAAACTCTAGAAGCTCTTCAGGCTGTGCCATAAAATCAAGATCTACTCCCTTGTTTCAATGATAAATGTACCATACTTAGTATTATAATCTCTTGCTTTTGTAACTCTTAATGCTTCATTAATCTTTACTTTTTTTTAAATTATAAGATTCATCTAAACTTGTTTCCTCAAGCCAATTTACATAATCCTGTAATACTTTATCTGGAACAAATTCTAAAAAATCTTGCATAACTTCAGATGGATCCCAATCTTTAGTAAGCTCATAAAATCTATTAGCTAAATCCATATTAGCTTCTTCTAGTGAATAAGCCTCATTAAAAGCATCACTAGTACATATATTTCTATACTTCATTAAAACTCCTAATTTTATTTCCGTTTAACAGTGCCATAAACTCTTACAGATTCATTTAAATCATTCTTGCCTTTGTAATTATAGTTTAATGATTCACATACTAGAGTTTTGTTATTGACTGAGCAATTAAGTTTAAATGTTTTCTTGCCTCTGCTGATTTGTTTATTATAACCTTCCAACTTTAATTTTCCATCATTATTTGACTTCTGTGAAAATACAAATTGAGTAGCTTTCTTATTTCCTGAATCAAAACCAATATTACCTTCTACCACGAAGTCTTTATTCTCATTTAAGGTTACTCTGGAAGTTTCAAAAGAAGTTACATTTTCATAACATCTTTTAAGATAAGATTCACCTAAATCATTAAATGATTCTTCATCAAACTCTTCGAATTCATCTTCGCCTTCACCTTCTGGTGCTTCTTCTGAAGTTTCTTCTTCTGGAATCTCATCAAACATCTCATCTTCTGATACTTCTTCTGTATCTTCAGTATCAGCTTCTAAGGTATCAGATATGTCTGACTCAGTTTCAGGTTCTATAGGTGCAATCATTTCATCACCCGTATATTCTTCAAATGAATCTTCATCTTCTTTAGGGGAAGTTTCTACTACCACTCCACCATCATCTTTTGTAGATATAGTTGTGGTTTCATTAGAAGTGGAAACAGATATATCTTCTATATCTTCATTCATAGCTTTTTGAACTTTACTGTACAGATTTTTATCAACTGATTCATCAAAAGCATCTTCAATCTTATCTCCTATTCTACCATCAACAAATTCCCAAGCTTCATGTAATCTACCATCAGAATAATCAACTGATGATTCAATAGTATTAATTATTCTATATCCTATTGGATCATCCTCTATACAATCATAAATAGGTGTGTAATCATCAGGCAAATTTTCTTCTTCGTTTTCATCATAAAAAGCTTTATTTACCCATACATCTGCCCAATCAAAATTAAATATCTTATTATTAATTATAACAGTAAATTTTTCATTTGAGTCTTCAAATTTTGGGCCAATAATATAATAATGTTCAAGCTCATCTTCACAAATTTGATAGACGTATTCTTTAGCCCATTTTGATATTTCATCAGTTCTTTCTTTAGGCAAATTTTTCGAATCTTCCCACCAATAAGATTCATTTAACTCAGAGTATTTAGGACCACGAATATCA